AAACGTAGAGGACTGGGCGAATTATCAATTCCTAGTTGGTCAGCTCACTTCTCTTCGCAAACTCGATGCAGATGTTAGGGATCTGTTTCGCAAATGGGAGGTAGACGATGACGTCACAGACGGGGCTGATAATGCCCAAAGAAAAAAAGATAGTAGGGATTAACCCCGCTGAGAAAATCGAAGAAGAAAAAAACGACCTTGGTAAAGTTCCCAAACCAACAGGATGGAGATTAACTGTTCTTCCTTACAAAGGTATAGGAAAAACAAAAGGTGGCGTTTTATTAACTGACAAAGCAGTAGAAGAGCAACAACTAGCTTCTGTTTGTGCTTTAGTTCTAGAAACAGGACCCGATGCTTATGCAGACAAGGAAAAATTTCCACACGGACCTTGGTGTAAAAAAGGTGATTGGGTAATCATTGCAAGATACGCTGGATCTCGAATCAAAATCGAGGGAGGCGAACTTAGAATTTTAAATGATGATGAAATTTTAGGGACAGTCGAAAGTCCTGAAGACATTTTAGGAGTATACACATGAACGAAGTAGAAAAACAAGTAGCTGAATTACAAGCTCAAAAAGAAAATAAAAAGGAAAAGTATTCTGTTGAAATTGAAAACGAAGAAGATGCTTCACCAGAAGAGGAAAAAGAAATAGAACTTCCTCAAAAGGAAAGCACTTTCGAAGCAGATGTTCCTGAAGAAGCTCCCGCAGTAGAAGAGCAACCAAAGCAACAAGAGGAAGAAGTTAAAACAGAAGAAGAACCTAAAAAAGATTCTAAAGAAAAATATAGTAAGAATGTTCAAAAAAGATTTGATGAATATGCTTATCAATTAGGAGAGTCTAGACGCAGAGAAGAAGAAGCTTTAGAGATTGCTAAAGCAATCAAAGCCGACAGAGATAAAATTCAAGAGGAGTTATCAAAACTAAATACCGGGTATGTTGGTGCTGAAGGCGGACGTATTGAGAGTTCCATGGAAGCTGCAAAAGCAAAGCTGAAAAAAGCTATGGACGATCAAGACGCTGAGGCGATGGCTGCCGCTCAACTTGAAATAGGTAAATTAGGATCCGATCAAGCTAGATATGAGCAGATGAAAGCTCAACAAGAAGCTTTAGCAAAAGCTCCAAAGCAAGAAAAGGAAGTTGAAATACCTAAAGCTCCAAAGCAAGAAGCTGTAAAAGACCCAAAAGCAGAAGCATGGGCTACAGAAAACGAATGGTTTGGCAGGGACAAAGTCATGACCAATGTGGCATATGCGATACATGAAGATTTAGTCAATCAAGGGGTTGATCCAAGAACAGATTATTACTATACTGAGATTGATAAACGTATGCGAGATAACCTCCCGCATAAGTTTGAACAAGATTCTTCTTCAACAGAAGAACCCGCAAAGCAACCGCCCGTCCAGACAGTTGCAGGCGCTAATCGAAACAGAGGCACAGGACGCAACGTAGTTAAGTTGTCAAGTTCAGAAGCGGCTATCGCAAAACGACTTGGTCTTTCCAACGAGCAATATGCGTCGGAAAAACTAAAGTTACAGAGGAGGTAACATTATGGTAAATAAAACACCGAGATCTGCATCCACAAGGGATAAAGAAGCACGAACTAAACACTGGCAACCACCTAGCACGCTTGACACTCCGACTCCACCTGATGGTTATAAATTCAGATGGATAAGAGAATCAGTGCATGGATATCAAGATAATAAAAATATTATCGGTCGAATCAGACAAGGTTATGAACTTGTCAGAGCAGACGAATATCCAGACTTTGATTTTCCTACGGAGTCCACGGGACAATACAAAGGTATTGTTTCAGTGGGAGGACTATTATTGGCAAAGGTGCCATTAGAGATCGCAGCGGAGAGAGATTCTTACTACTCCGAACAAACTCAACGTCAACAGGATGCTGTTGATAACGATCTGCTAAAGGAACAACATCCTTCTATGCCTATTAATAAGCCCGAGCGACAAACTAAAGTTACGTTCGGTGGCTCGAAGAAAAGTGAATAATTTTTAATCAGCCTAAATGTAACGCTTACTAATAACTAATACTTTAAGGAGTAATAAAATGGCAAACTTTAGCTCAGGTTTCGGATTCCGACCAAGCAGAATGCTCGGCAGTGGTTACAATTCCACTGGTCAAACAGAGTATGTGATTGGTAACAACGAGGCATCCGCAATCTTTCAAGGTGATCCAGTTATATTAGTAGCGAACGGTGCTATTGATATAGGATCAACAAAAGGTGCAGAGCTTTTAGGTATTTTTAATGGATGTGAATATACTGATCCAACGACCAGTAAACCAACATTCAGCAATAGATATCCAGGAAGCATCGCTGCAGACGACATAAAGGCATTTGTTATCGACGACCCAGATGCGGTTTTCGAAGTCAAAGTAGATGACGCTAATGCAGGACAGGCTCAAGTGGGTATAAACTGTAACATCGCAACCTACGCAGCAGGATCTACCATCTCAGGTATATCTTCTGTGAAGATTGATGGTGGTAGTTTTACTACTAACGCTGGAGCAAACTTTAGAGTGGTAGGTCTTTCTACAGATCCAGACAACAGTGATTTTACAGCGGCTAACGCTAACATTCTTGTCAAGATTAACCTACACTCACTAAGAGATACAACAGGCGTATAGGAGGTTAAACTATGGCTATTTCTAGAAGTCAACTCGTCAAAGAGTTAGAACCAGGTTTGAACGCTCTGTTCGGCTTGGAGTACGATAGGTATGAAAACGAACATGCCGAAATCTTTGATGCTGAGTCATCAGACAGAGCATTCGAAGAAGAGGTAATGTTATCCGGATTCGGTTCCGCACCAACTAAATCAGAAGGTGGAGCAGTATCATTTGACACAGCTAACGAGACTTTCACAGCTCGTTACACACACGAGACAATTGCACTTGCATTCTCAATCACCGAGGAAGCAGTAGAGGACAACCTTTACGACAGACTCGCTGCGAGATACACAAGAGCATTAGCTCGTTCAATGTCAAACACAAAGCAAGTTAAGGCTGCTGCAGTTCTTAACAATGCTTTCGCTGCCGCAGGTGCCGCAGGAACAAATCCTGGTGGTGACGGTGTATCACTTATCAATACACAACACCCACTTCAATCAGGTGGTTTTCTAGCAAACAGATTAGCGACAGACGCTGATTTGAACGAAGCATCGCTTGAACAAGCATTAATCGACATCGCTGATTTCAGAGATGAGAGAGGCTTGAGAACAGCTATCCAAGGTATGAAACTTATCATTCCAAGACAGCTACAGTTCACAGCTAACAGATTAATGGAATCAACATTGAGAACAGGCACAGCAGATAACGACATCAACGCAATCAGAAACATGGGAGTAATTCCACAAGGTTATGTGGTAAATCACTTCTTAAATGATGCAGATGCATTCTTTATCAAAACTGATGCTCCAAACGGATTCAAACACTTTACAAGAACTCCGTTATCAACTTCAATGGAAGGTGACTTTGATACAGGTAATATCCGATACAAAGCAAGAGAGAGATACTCATTTGGTTTCTCAGATCCACGTTGTGTATTTGGTACATCTGGTGCATAATACTTAAATATTTTTTCATAGTAATGAAAGGGCGGTTGTCTTTGACTCCGCCCTTTTTTTATGCCATATTGAAAGTCTAGCATTTAACAGTCATACACACTGAGCTAGCAGACGGTATAGAGACTGTATGACTATGGTCTATACAACCAAGGAGGTTTATTATGGCTACACACTTTAAAGGGCCAATATTATTTTCAGCGCAGAGAGCTGCACTAGAAAATTTAAATATTGCCAGATGGAATGATCAATTCATTCAGTTCGATGATTTCGATCATGGAGCACTTGACGAGACACTAAGATTTACAATCGTAAAAGATTCAGGAGCAGCCGCAGCTATCGTTGCAGATGCAAGATCTGGTGAACTCAACTTAACTTCAGCGAACACAACAGATAATGATGGCGCTTCGATTCAAGGTAAACATGAATTTTATTCTTTACCTTCAACAGCGGGTAACAAGTTATATTATGAAACAAGAGTTAAAATGTCTGACGTTGATCAGATGGATGTTCTTGTTGGATTAACAGAAACTTTTACAACCAACCCTGAGAATGCTTTAGCATCAGCAAACATCATTGGATTTTTGTTAACAGACGGTAGTGCTGTAATTCAAGGAACTACTGAGGCTAGTGGAACACAAACTCTTGTGACATTTGATGATACAACTTTGTCAACTCTAACTAATGATACTTATGTAACTTTAGGTTTTGTTGCAACAACAGGTCGTGAAGCTGCTAAAAATAAAGTTGATTTTTATATCAATAGAAAATTTGCAGGAACAAGTAACACTAACATTCCAACAGCAAATATGAAATTAGCTGCTATGAGTATATCAGGTGATGCCACAGGTCAGAAGATAACAACCATTGACTACATAATGGGTGCTCAAGATAGAGACGTAAGCTACGAATAGGAGTAAACCATGATTAATACTAAAGCAGCTCAAAGGTCAAACACAGGCTTACTTCATACAGGGCCTGCTAGATTGGTATTTATTTATGGTGTTCCCACAGGAACCGCAGGATCTCTTATTTTAAGAGATAGCACAGACGGTTCAGGTGATATAAAAGTACAACTTGATAGCGTAGGATCTAATAGAACATTGATTGAGGTTCCTCTAGCCGACGATGGTATGAGGTTCGTTAATGGTATTCACGTAACACTTACTAACGTTGCGGGATGCACTGTGTTCTTTGCAGGGTAATCCATCATGTTAGATTATAAAGCAAAACATTTAACAGCCACTGGAGTAATTTCCAGTGGCCCCGCTAGATTGATGTATATCTATGCAACACCAGATAGTAGTCCGGGAACTATTGAGTTAAGAGATAGCACAGATAATTCAGGACCTATTTTAGTTACTTTAAACACACCTAATACTACCAACACTAAAGTAAATATTGATCTTCGTAATTATGGTATGAGGTTTAGCACAGGGATACATTGTACTTTAACAAGTACAGCTAGTATCACCGTGTTCTTTGCAGGATAATGGCAGACAAACAACCACCAAAAACAAAAAAATATTTCCGCTCCACTAAGTCTGGGGCGGGAATGACAAAAGCTGGGGTTGCTCGTTACAGACGAGAAAACCCTGGTTCTAAATTAAAAACAGCAGTCACAGGTAAAGTAAAACCTGGTAGTAAAGCTGCGAAAAGAAGAAAGTCTTTCTGTGCTAGAAGTGCAGGACAAATGAAAAAATTTCCTAAAGCCGCAAAAGATCCCAACTCAAGATTAAGACAAGCTCGTAAGAGATGGAGATGTTGAATGGGAAAGTGGTTTATTTATTTAATAAGCTGTCTCATACTAACTTTAATGATAGTTATTGGAGGCACAAAAAATTTTTACGCTGAGACAAATACCGTGTCGAGTACGGTAGTAA